GCCTTGAATTCAGCGTGAAAAAGCTGCTGGAGTCCAAGATCGTGGCCTTTAACGCGGGCGCGTACTTCGAAGTGCAGGATCGGCGCATCCTGTCGCGCCATGGCGGCGTGACCATCTTCGAGGGCATGCAGAACCACACCAGCGACAGCATCAAGAGCCTGGAGGGGTTCGATCGCAGTTGGTTCGAGGAAGCCCAGGCGGCCAGCGACAAGAGCCTGACATTGCTACGCCCGACCATCCGCAAGCCAGGGTCGCAACTGTGGTTTGGCTGGAACCCGGACAAGGCCAGCGACCCCATCGACCAACTGGCGCGCGGTGAGCGGCCCCCGCCCGACTCCATCGTGGTCGAGGCCAACTACATGGACAACCCATGGTTGCCCGACGAACTGCGCGCGGAAATGGAGTTCGACCGCGCCCGCGACCCGGAGAAATACGCGCATGTTTGGCTGGGCAAGTACCGCCAGAACAGCGAGGCGCGCATCTTCAAGAACTGGCGCATAGAGGAATTCGAGGTCGACCCGGCCTGGACGCTGCGCCAGGGCGCCGACTGGGGCTTTGCGGTGGACCCTTCCGTGCTGGTGCAGTGCGCCATCGTGGGCCGCACGCTGTACGTGATCTACGAGGCGTACAAGGTCGGGTGCGAAGTGGACTTCCTGCCCGACCTGTTCGGCACCGTGCCCGAGTCTGAACGCTGGCCGACCATTGCCGACAGCGCCAGGCCGGAAACCATCAGCTACATGCAGCGGCACGGATTCCCCAAGATGCTGGCGGCCATCAAGGGCGCCCGCAGTCTGGAAGAGGGCGTCGAGTTCCTGCGCTCGTTCGACATCGTGGTTCATCCGCGCTGCACGCACACGGTGGACGAGTTGACCGCCTACAGCTACGAAACCGACCCGCTCACGGGCTTGGTTCTTCCAAAGCTCAAGGACAAGGATAACCACGTCATCGATGCGTTGCGCTACGCCTGCGAAGGCGCACGCCGTGCGGCCAAGGTCAGCGCGCCAGCCTACGACTACAACCGCTCGGCAGCGGCAGGCATGCGGGTGTAGTTGTGCGGTAGCTCACCGGGTGAGCCATCCATAGCATGCGGCGCGCATGGACGCCGCCCTTAAAGACCTGCACGGTCAATTCTCCGAAGCGTTGGACGCATCCACCGATCAGCGCCGGCAGATCGACGAGGACTTGCGTTTCAGCGACGTTGCCAACCCCGAGCAATGGGACGACGTTTTAAAGCGCGCCCGTGAGTCCGATCCGGGCGGCGCGCGGCCTTGCTTGGTGTTCGACCAGACCGGCCAGTACGTGCAGAACGTCAGCGGCCAGGTTCAACAGAACCCGCCCGCGATGCACGCCATGCCCGTGGACGGTGGCGCCGACAAGAAGGTGGCCGAGCAGTTGGATGGGTTCTTCCGCCACATTGAACACGCCAGCCGCGCGCAGCAGCACTACGCCCGCGCGCTGACATCGGCGGCCCGCACGGGTGTCGGGTATCTGATCGTTGAACCGCAGTTGACCGACGCGGCCTTGGGCTACCAAGAGCCACGCATCAGCAGCGAAGGCGACCCCATGCGCGTGGTGTTCGACCCGTGGTCCGTGGAGGTGGACGGCTCCGACGCCACCATGGGTTACCTGCTGACCAAACTCAGCCACCGCGAGTTCGAACGCCGCTTCGGCATCAAGGCGGCCAAGGTCAGTTGGGACGACCCCGACCAAACGGTGCGGGACGAACGCCAATCCATCACCGTGGCCAAGTACTGGCGCACGGAAGAGCGCGACCAAAACCTGATCATTTGCCAGTCGCTGGAGACCGGCGAAGAAATGGCGCTTCTGGAGGACGACTACTGGAAAGCCTCGCAGGCCCAGGGTCAGAACCTGCCAGTTCGTGGCACCACGCGCCAGCGTTCGAAGGTCATCCATTGGGGTCTGGCCTCCGGCGCCGAGATGCTGGAGAAAGAGCGGGTGTTCCCCGCTGACGGCATCGGCATCGTTCCCGTGTACGGCTACGTCAGTTTCAGCCAGGGCCGCATGCGGTATTGCGGCATCCCCCGCCGCGCCATGGAGCCGCAGCGCGCGTACAACTTCCACATGAGCGAAATGCGCGCCCTGATGGCCGCAGCGCCCAAGGCCCCGTGGATCGTCAGCACGCGGGCCGTCAAAGGCTTGGAAGCCCTTTGGGACCGCGCCAGCGCCGAGGCCCGCGCCTGGCTGCCGTACAACGACATGGACGAGATGGGGCCAATCCCCACGCCGCAGCGCGCAGCCGTTGCCGTGAACCTGGCCAACCACGCAGCCGGCGCAGAACAGGCCCTGCGCGACATCCAGGCCGCCATTGGCATGTACCAAGCCAACCTTGGCGCCCCGAGCAACGAAACGAGCGGCGTGGCCATTTCGGAGCGCAAGGCCCAGGGCGAAGCCAGCACGGCGAACTTCCCCGCCAACCTCGCGGCCAGCATCACGCAAGTGGGCCGCCTGATCGGCCAGATGGTGCCCAAGCTGGTGGACACGCGCCGCCAGTTGCGCATCTTGGGCATTGACAGCCAGCCGGGACAGATCCAGATCGACCCGGGCCAGGACAAAGCCGTCCAAGAAACCCCGCAAGGCTTGGTGATCAATCCGAACGTGGGCAAGTACGACGTGCGGGTGACTGTGGGTGCCTCGTTCGCCACCCAGCGCAGCCAAGCCCAACAGCAGTTCACGGAGTTGATGCGCGCGGCGCCCAACCTGATGCCCGCCGTGGCCCCGCTGTGGGCGCAAACGCTGGACATCCAGAACAGCGACAAGCTCGCCCAAGTGCTGACCGCCGTCGCCCCGCCCGAGGTGCGCGCCGTCCTGCAACCAAAGGACGACAAAGAGCCCAGCACCGCACAACTCATGGCCAAGGTCGAACAGTTGGGCCAGGCGCTGGAGCAAGCAATTGCAGTCGCCAAGGAAGCCGAGCAGGACTTGGAGCAGTGCGAAGCCAAGCTGGCCGAGTCGGAGGACAAGGCCGCCATTGCCGCCTACGAAGCCGAAACGAAACGGCTTGTGGGCCTCAAGGACGCAATCTCCCCGGCCCAGGTGCAACAACTTGTGGTTCAGACCATCGAACAGATGTTGTCCAACCCCAACCCGCTGCCGGGCGAGGACGAAGGCGAACAGCCCGAGAGCTACGAAATGCAGCCCTTCCCGGCAGGCGAACAGCCCGAGCCCGAGGACATGGCCCCCGCTTTCCCCACTGAGCCCACCGAGGCGCCCGACCAATGAACCAAGAAACCGCAACGCCAGCAGCCGACACCCCGGCAGAGGCGAGCGGCCAGCCTGAGAACGCTGCGCAGCTTGCCGCCCCGACCGAAACCCAAGCCGATGGCGAGGGCGAAGGCCAGGACGACGGCGAGCAGGCCAAAGCCAAGCCCGAGAAAACCCCTGAGCAGCGCGAACTAGAGCGCGCCCGGCGCAAGATTGACCGCCTGACCAAGCAAAAGTATGAGTTGCTGAATCAGGTGCAGAACCGCGCTTCCCGGCCGCAAGGCACGGGGGCAGAGTTCGACGCAGGCGCTCACGATGATGTTGTGACGCTCTCCCGTGCTGACTATGACCGCCGGGTGCGTGAAGAGGCCGAGCGCCTCGCGCCCACCTTGCAGCAGCAACGCACGGTTGAAGAGCAACGACGCAACGTCGTGCAGAACTTGGCCCAAACCTGGGGCCAAGAGCGCTTCGATGAGGTAGCCGCCGACCTGGACGAAGCTTTAGGCGGCCTCGCAGATGACAGCGGCAAGCCCAAGCCTGCCACAGAAGCCATCTTCGAAGCCGAGAACCCGGCAGCCCTGATCGAGTACCTGGCCGACCCCGACAACGCCGAGCAGGCCCAGCGCCTGGCTTCCATGTCCGCCGTTAAGGCTGGCATTGAGATTGCCAAGCTGGAAGCCAAGCTCGCAGCGAAGCGGGACGAAGCCAAACCCAAACGCAGCCAAGTTCCCCCGCCGATTGAAGGCGTGCGCGGACAAGGCGCCCCAAGTTCCGCTGTACCGACCGACACCAAGGCTTACATGAAGTGGGCTAACGAGCGGTACGGCTCGATTTAAGGAATCGACATGCCAAACGCACTTCAAACTTCCACCCTCATCACCAATGAGGTCTTGCGCATCGCGCACAACACCAGCGGTTTCCTGGGCCGCATGAACACGGACTACGAATCGAGCTGGAAGGGCAAGTACGCCCCCGGTTCGACCGTGAAGGCCCGCGCCCCGGTGCAGTTCACCATCCGCAACGGCGCCACCGCCAACATTCAGGACGTGACCGAACGTTCCGTGGATGTCACGATCCGCCCGGAGTTGGGCATCGACTTCGCCGTGAGCGACTTCGAGTTGACCACCGCCGTTCGCAACGACGGCAGCATCGACAAGTCGTTCCGCGAGCGTTACCTCAAGCCTGCCGGCCTGCGCATCGCTGCCGAAGTCGACTATCAAGTCGGCCTGATGATCAAGAACGCCGTGGGTAACTTCGTGGGCACCCCCGGAACCGGCCCGTCCACCCTGGCCGACCTGGCGAACGCTCAAGTGCCGCTGGACAACGA